GTTTCGTGCCACCGTGAGGGGTGGGTGTCTGTGTCTTAGTTAAGAGACCGATTCGGTTTATTTCTTCTTGCCGCTGTGCTGCCCGCCTCCGGCAAGCATCTTCGCCGCAGCCTCGGGGTGCTGAGCCAGCATCTTCTTTTGCTGACGCTTCCGCTTCCGCAGCGAGTGCAAAAGCGTGTCCCGAGACGGCGGATTCGTCATCCTGATAAAATCTTCATCATCGACCGTCTGGAACTTGCGGAACACCATCGCCAGTTCGCGCGCTTCGTCACCAAACAACGGGCTGTGCGAGTGGCCATCCACCCGCATTTTCACGTTGCCTACGTCGCACGGGAGGAAAGTGGTGCTCTTGTCGTTCTCATCCGGCGCCGTGCGCAACGTGTCGGCATCGTGAACCATCTTTAGCTTAAGGCCCACGTCGCCGATCTTGTTCAGCGGCTTTTCGATCTTCAACGCGGCCTTTTTGATGCGTCCGGAACCGCTCTTTTTGAGGTCCGCAGCGTGCTGATGCGAACGTACGCCCTTCTCGCTCTTGCCGGAGGTAACGTCGGTCAACCCGCTAGCCTCCAGAAACATCGCCTTGAACTTATCGTATTCATGGAACACATCCGCCGGCATGTCTGGCTTTAGTTCCTTGACTTGCGCTTGTGGCAACTGCTCCATAATCCAAGTGCCAGCGCCGCCCAAGGCAGCAAGCTTATCCTCTGCCCCGCCCATAAAACCAGACGCCACTTTGGCCGGATCAGCTTGACGATCAAGGATATCCTCAATCTGGTCTAGCCGAGTTAATAGCTTTTCCTGCAATGGTATCAACGTATCTATGTGAGCTTTACCCCAAAAGTAATTGTATTTGCTGTATGGTTGAATCTTAGAGAATGCATGTTCTCCTGGAAAAAACGGATTGCTGTCGGATGTTTTGTTGGCCACCTTTTCCAGTCGACCGAACAAGTCGATGACGTTTTTCGTGGCCTTTTTGTACGATGCGATCCATCTCACGCTATCGCCAACGAGAATGTTTGGCTCGATCAGGTGAAATACCCTGTAGTCCAAGTAAGTGTCGTCCCAAGCCCAAAGCTCGTTGAATCTCACTAGTGGTACCGAAGTCTTTGGTTGATACGTCGCTTCCGGCGTGTAATCTGGATTGACCTGACCGAACAACGTCCCTGAAAGGCTCGACCCTGTCATTCCAGCGATAATCATTCGTTGGAGCATTTCCGGAAACGGCGACACAGAGTCCGAATAAGTCACCTTGATTTGCGCGATCTTGGCGCCATGACCAGATAGAATCAACTTTCCGGCGGCTTTCTGGTAGTCGATAAAATACGTGTGAACGAAACATTCTTGCGAGTCGAGGTCGGTTATTCTCTCGTTATATACTCCGAAATTGTGCGGCGGCACCAAATCTAAAAACAATTCACCACGGTCTCGGTTCCAGCCGACCTTTGGAATTATAGTATCGTAAACAATGGACCACGGTACGCCATCCATAAAGGTGTCAGACATATCAGAAGACTGAAAATCTTCGTTAAAGTCGTCCTGCAAAGCGATGGATTTTGCCACCTCCAAGTCTTCATCTGATTCGGAACTGATGTGGAAAAAAGCATGGTCAGGAGCGTAAAGGAACGATGAAACTAAATCTATATGGCTTTCCAGCTCGTTGATCGGAGCCCGCCCGCCGCCGCTTGTGCCGAACAGGTAGTTCTGCTCACGCCAATTGTAGAGCTGTTCGCGATCTTCCCGCGTCGAAAGGCAGCGCTCAACGAGGTACGTTACGTGCTTGGTCAGCTCGTCCTCATCGGTCGGGAAGATCATTGAATTATCTCACCATACGTCTGGTTCTTCTGGCGGTCAGCTTGAATGGTTGATAGGTAGATGTAATCCGAGGTACCACTTTGTGCATCACGGCACCGTCATGCTGCTCTTTGTCCCATTTTGCAATGGTGCATAGAGCCTGCTCAACCGACATTCCTACGAAATGTTTAGCATTAAACGGAGACAGCGCATTGGTCAGAGCCTCGCGAACTCTGGGGTCAAGTCGATCACTTATTTCGAGAGATTCCTTGGTCATTTGATCGGCCTGTCCGGTCGGTGCCGAGCCTCAACGATAGCGTTTGCGCTCGGACCCGGTATCGAGGCCGAGGAATCGCGAGCCACGCCGATCGCCACCTTACCACGAAGGTTGACGGCCGAGGAACTGGGAACGCAGATCGGCCCGTGGGCGCTCACTGGCGCGCTAAATCCGGGGGCAAAGTGCACCGTGCCAAGCTCGGGGGAAGGTGCAGGAACGTCCAGGCGCGGCGCAGCTCGGTTGAGGCGCGACGGGGACGGGGAGTTGAGGTTCATGCCGCCGTGCTGGTCAGAGATGGCCCGTAGGCGAGCGTCCATGCGGGGCGCAACCGCTCCGATGTGGCCGCCGCCGGGCACCCAATCGATTCGAACGCAACCACATTCCGGGCACGACGGAGCCTTGTCGTACGAATGAAAAACCGTTCCGCACGACTTATTAAGGCACCTATGGTCGCGGCTAATCATATTGCATCACGCAATTTTCGCGCCCTTTCGTAGGTAACCACACCTTCTTGCTTTAATCCAACAAGAATACTTGGCGGCAACCTGATATGGTTGTCAACCGGTCGCCATAGATGCAGGCAGTTCTGGTGATTGTTGACGTACTCTGAGCGCGGTGGGTGGAACTGAATCACGCATTCGTCTTCTGACCAAAACAGGTTTTTAACGAAGCTCATCTCGATCCAGTTGGGGCAACGTCGTCGAGTCGATACGCTAACGTGCTCCCACCCCTCTGCGATTAGGTAGCCTGCCTCGCTTGATATGATCGTTAATTCCTCTCCGCACGGACCTTGAACGTAAAACGCCCCATAGCCTCCGTCCGACTTGCTGCTAGCAAATTCTCCGTTTCGGATTCTTCCACGCTCAAGTTTTTCTGGAAACGTTTTCCTCATGTCGGCACCACTATATTGCTACGCTTCAAATAATTTCTGACCAGCCTGTCAATCGGCTGATCGCCGCCGCGCGCGTCTATCTCCATCGCCTTCGCTCGCGTCATTCTCATCCCGATCAGCATCGGTTGCAACCATTTTCGCCAGCATTCGTTCGCCATCGCGGCCGTAACTGCGCGGTCATCGTTGCCGCCACCATCCGCAGCTATGGACCCCTCGTTGTTCACCAAGCGACGCATTTCCTCTATCAACGGCAGCGAGCGAATGTGCATACGGCCAAGCTCCACGGCATCTTTGAAGCGCGCCATGAGCATCCGCTTGATGTCGTCCGTCGTGACAATGTGATAGGCGAGGTCGCCGCTCATGGTGTCAATGCGCTGGTAGTAGAAATCTCTCATATTCTTTAGAACGTGCCGTATCCCATCCACGTCTTGTGAGGGTGACATCTGGTTGAGGCGTTCGCGGACATGCTGCAATTCAGAAAATACTGCCTTGCCGGGGCCGTTCAACTCAATAATAACCCTACTATCTTTTTGTCCGTAAAATCCAGCAAGGTGGGCGATAACCCATGCCGTTTGATATGTAGAGAATTCATTCGTGCAATACTCTGCCACCTGGACCATACATTCCGCAAAGGCTCGCCATACTTGAACGCAATTGTTGTCAGCCTGATCCGACGAACCATAGGCCGGATCACAAGAAACCACGTAATAACCAAACTTAGACGAATGTTCCCATACACGAAGCTCAGCGCGCAAATCCGTAACGTTGAAAACATCGGTATCCTCCCATCGGCGCGTAAACTTATATTTGTAAGTCTGGAAACGCTCGCGGTGAGCGTCTCTGGTTATCTGAGTCAGAACCGGAGCTGTGAAATACTTTGAACCGGTTGATTGAAACGCATCTTCCTCAGTGAACGGAAACTCTTGGTCCATGATTGTTTGGTCGTTGGCGAACTCGTCTTCTAGTTTCCAACGATACCAGGCAATTTGCTGGAGGCTGATTTCAAAGCCATACTGTTGACGTACCGCTCTAACTCGCTCTCGCTCCAGCGGTGACAGACGATTGCTCGGGGCGAATGCTTGGAATCTGGAATCATCCACATGAAAAGCGTTTCTTTCGTCTCGCCACCATCCTGAGAAGATGAATCGGACGGTCTTTGATTGTTTGGCATCTTGGCACCTGTCGTAAAAGTGGTTGAAAGCGTTGGCTGTGCTTTCTTCGATTTGAAGACGGTGTGGATATATCGAAGAAAGAGACGATCGGAATGCCTTTAGATCATCAGGGTTGGCGTAAAACGCAACCTCAGTGCCATGAGTATAGTTGGACGCTCCAGAGCGACCAAGACCACCTCCGCTATTCTCTGCGACGCCTCCGATAAGATACGCAAAGCTGGAGCCGTTGCTAAAAAGCAAAAGGTCGCGATTGTGCTTGACTATGTTAGGACGAAACTTCCTACGCTTGCCTTTAACCTTGATTGACGGCGGCATTGACTCAATCATCATCTCAATCAAAGCGCGCCACTTACCGAGCGCTTTTTCTTCGTGCAGTATGAATGTACCAAGCAAGCCTGGATATTCCAGCGCATAGAAAAAGTCGATCGCCATAAATAAGGTAGTTGAACCCTGTTGGCGTCCTTTAAGTATGATGAAAGTGGTTATACCTTCGTCCAAACCTCTGCAAATCTCGTCTAATATGTATTTCTGAGACCCGAGCAAATTGAATGGAACCCGACCATAGTCTTTCGACATGATCCTTATATGAGATAGATACTTTTTGAACTTAGCAAGCGGAAACGGCGCAACCTTGGTTGCCTTCGGGGCGAAACTCAGTGCTGATTTAGCCATGCCGTGTACGCCGCATCCTTGGCCGCCGCGCTCACGCGATAT